TTTTCATGCCCGACCTGCGCGAATACGATCCCGATCATCGCGACCAGGGAGGGCACAATGCAGCACCACCACCCGTCTAGTCGGCGGCCGGGAGCGTGAGCGGGCATGCCGAAGCAGCACCCCCGCACCCGGCGACCCGCCCGTGAAGACCTCGGCGCCTACCTCGTCTGGGTCAATTCCTGGGATCTGGCACTACGCGCCGAAGGCCGGAAAGAACGCACCCGCACCGGCTACTTCGACGACATGACGTTCTTCGCTGGCTGGCTGCTGCGCCACCGCCCGAAGTACCGCGACTGGCAGGACGTCGACAAGAAGACCCTGCGCGAGTTCTTCGCCTGGCTCCAGGCCGGCGGCGAGCCCTGCCCGCATCTGATCGTCGACGGCGTCCCGCCGGCGGAGTGCGAGGGTTACGCAGTCGGCTACGTCCGGCACGTTGCCGTGTCCGTCGATCGGTTCTACGCCTGGTGGTCCGAGGAGGAGGGGCTGCCGAACCCGCTCGACGGCGTCAAGCTCCCTCAGCAGCAGGCCCTCGGCAAGAGCCAGGTGCCCGTGCTTGACACTGACGCCCTGGCCAAGCTGATCCGTGACGCCGAGGCCGACCGGAGCTTCCACGGCCGGCGCGACGCGGCCCTGTTGCGGTTGTTCGTGTGCACCGGCGTGCGGCTGGCTGAGCTGGCGGGGATCCGGCTCGGCGACCTGAACCTGCAACGCCGGGAAGTGCTGGTCACGGGCAAGGGGTCGAAGTCCCGCACGGTGCGCTTCGACGACAAGGCCGCGCTCGCCCTGGACCGGTATCTACGGGCCAGGGCGAGGCGGCCGGAAGTGAAACAGGACGAGCGCGCGCCGCTGTGGATGGGCCACGTCCGGTCCAAGGGCGCATCGGGGATGACCGGAAGCGGCATCTACCAGGCGATCAAGCGGCGCGGTGCCCGGGTCGATGTGGCCGTGCACCCGCACATGTTCAGGCACACCTTCTCCCATAGGTGGCTGGACGCCGGCGGGGCCGAGGGGGATCTCATGGAGTTGAACGGGTGGGACAGTCCGCAGATGCTGCGCCACTACGGGGCGTCGGCGCGGGCAGCTCGGGCACGGCGGGCTTACGACAGGATCAACGTCATGGGCGACATTTGAGTCAGTCCCGGCGGGCGGTGCAGCAGTACTTGGCGGCGTCGAGGTAGCCGCGGGCGTAGCTGCGCCGCCCGTGGCGGTAGACGGCGACCGCCGTGACGGCAAGGGCGAGGCCGATTCCTATCACTGGCGCTGACTTCGTGAGGCAATCGATGGGCTGGGTCTGGATCATGCGGACTCCCCCCGGTTCCTGCATCTCCCCTGGTGATTCCAGGCAAGAAGATTTACGAAACCGCTTCGACGCATTGCGCAACATCCCCGTAACGGTGCGCGATCTTGTAGAACCTTTTCCGTTCCGGATCAGACGTTCGGACAATCCGCTGCCAGGATGTCCAGTTCGGGACCTTGGACCTATTGCCCTGTGATCACGGTCCATGCATCATGGCGCACGACTAGTGACGCCTCCGGCAGTACCGGAGGCGTCAGGACCTATCTCCATAGCGTCGAGGGATGCCGCGCACGGGCCGTCTCATGGGAGCCGCAGAGATCATGCGGCGGCTCCGCATCGGCGAGACGCGCCTCAAGCACTACCTGGCCTTGGCCAGTTGGCCGGCCACCTACGACGAGCTGACCATGGGCCGCGTGTGGGCCGCCGAGGACATCGAGCGGTGGATCCAGGAGCACCGCGCCGATCTCGCCGAGGACCCCGAAGGCGAGTAGGCGAGGGCGGCGCACCGTGGCCCGGGTCACTTCAACCACGACGCGCCGCCCCCTCTGCCCCCGGCAGGGCAGCTCACGGGGGGATGCCGGGCAGATACCACCGGCCCGGCTCGATCTCCAGGCGCTCGACATCCTCGGGCGGCAGCATCTGGCGCATGATCGACGGCCGCTCGTCGTCCGACTCGACTGTCCGGTCCTGGCCAGTCGCCTCATCGTCGCCGGGTAGGCCGGCCTCCCACCACCTCATGACTGCGGCCGTCCCGTCCGGCGCACCGTCCGCTCGTACTCGGCGCGCTCGGCATCCCGCCAGGCGTGCGCGGCGGCGACCCGGCGTTTCCACAGCAGGTGGCGCACGACCTCGACGAGCACGGCGACCTCCAGTGATGGAGAGCGGCCAGGCAGGCATCCCACGGTTTGGCGACCGCCCCGCCGCAGCTTGGCGCGGGCGGCTGAGGTCGACAGCCACTGGCGGCCCGGACCGCCCGCACCGCCGGACTTTACGCTCAGACATGTCACCGCGTCAGATAGTCATGCATATGGCGTACAGACAGGTACCTGACACATAGCGTCCGGACCATGGCAGATCGACGGAATCTCCCACGGCTCATGGGGCAGCAGGAGATCCGCGACAGGCTGGGCTACTCCCGCCAGCACACCGCCATGCTGATCGGGCAGAAAGGCTTTCCGGATCCCGCCTACAAGTTGGGGATGGGCCGCATCTGGCTCGCCGACGACGTCGAGGAGTGGATCCGCGCGCACCGGCCGGCGCTCGCCGAGGACCCGGAGAGCTGACCTGAGCGGGTCCGCCGATCGGATCGATGTCGACGACGATCATCCGTCGGATATCGACGCAGGTTGCGCGGCAGGTTCACAGTGACAGGTCATGAGCCCGCAGCCGCCCCAGCAGCCGTACCCACCGCAGCAGTACCCGGCCGCCGGCCCGCAGCCGGCCTGGAAGCCTGCTGCACCGCCGCCCAAGCGCAGCCGCGGACCGCGGATCGTCCTCATCGCCGTCCTGGTCGTCGTCGGCCTGGCGGTCGCCTTCATCGCGCTCGGGGCACTCGTCGGCGACGAGGAGACGGGGCAGACGGCCAAATCGACAGCAACCACCGTGGTGACGCCGGCGGCAGCGCAGCCGGCCGGAGACGACGAATTCGCTGTCACGGTGAAGGTCGTCGACCAGGCGTGCGGGGCATCGAACTGCCGGGTGACGTGGGTTCCGGTGCTGATCTACGACGGGCCGCTGCCCGCGACGGGTGAGAGCTGGACCGTGTCGTACAAGGTCGTCGGCGCCGAGTCCGGCACGAGCGCGGGCAAGATCCTGATCGGGCCGAAAGGGCCGGCGAAGCAGAACGAGAAACGCAACCGGGTGGCGGAGGGCGGGAAGATCACGCTCCAGGTGACCGGCGTCGAGCGGTGACCCCCGGACACAGTGAAGCGCCCCACCCGGCCGTGGGGCCAGGTGGGGCGCTGTTCGTTGCTAAGCGCGCGGCCCAGAATTTCGTCGCTGGGGGGTTCGCCGTCCGCCCCGACGCGGGCGCCATGGTGACGGTTACTCCAGCTACTCCTGGGCCGAGCTCCAGGTTACGCCGTGCGGGCGTCCGAGCCCCAGCCCACCGCGACGCCGTTCGCCGACGCGGCCGGTGCCGTCCATACGCCGAACACCGCGGCGGCCGCAGCGAAAATCGACAGCAGCTCGTCGCCGTTGATGCCGCCGGCCACGACGGTCGCAGCGGTACCGAGTGCGGCGAGCACCGCGTACACAGCAGTCTTCAGCCAGGGGGCGCCGGTGGCCAGCGGCACCAGGTAGGTGGCGACGGCCGACGCGATCGCGGTGGCGATGGCGATGCCCTCGGCCAGGTCGACGGTGTGGTCGCCGGTGAGCTGCGGCCAGGCGGCGACGGCGACCGCGACGAGGAAGGCGGCGATGGCCTTGCCGTTGGTGGTCGTGAACATGGTGAACTCCTGTTCGGGAGGTACGTGATGGGGAAGGTGCCGTACGGGGCCGAGCTGGACAGCACGCAGCGGATGGCGATCGCGCACGTGACCGGGCACGCCGAGCGACTCATCGCCCTCGGCTGGCCCGTCGACGAGCGGGCCGTCGCCGAGCTGCACACGCTCAGCCGGGACCCGGTCGTCTACGGGATCGCGCTCGGCACCGAGCTGGGCGCCATGGAAGTCGCGCCCGAGGTGTGGGGGCATCGGCAGCCGCTGGCCGACCTGTACCGGAAGTGCGGCGCCGACCTCGAGGTGGCCGAGCGACAGCGGGCATGGCGGGTCGCGCAGCGGTGGACGACCTGACTGAACCGGCGCTAAGGAGCGCCGGGCGGTGTGTTCGCCCCGGTCGCCTCTGCGATCCGGCGGACCTCGTCCCGCATCGACGATCCGCCGTTCGGCTTCACCTCGTGCGCCACCTCACGGATCTTCGCCTGCAGCGCCGCCACATTCGCCTCGATCGCGGTCAGCCGCTTGCCCCAGCCGGGCCGCTCATCGCCGTCGCCGAGCACCTCGTCGGTGAGGCGGGTCAGCCTCCGAACCATCCGCAGCATGCCTCGTACCGCCTTCCCGATCAGAACCGCCAGGCCGGACAAGGCGACGACCGCGGCCGCCACCTTGCCCAGTTCGATCAGTGCCCCAGTGGTCACGCCTGGAGCCGCTCGGCCAGCTCGTCCGCGACCGCATCAGCCGACGCCCCGCCGGACGAACCGTCGATACCGGCGACCGCCTGCTCGATCCGAGTGTGCTCACCGGGCACGTGGGCCAGGATGTTGCCGGCCTCCGCCAGGTACGGCGTGCTGCCGGGCTCGAAGTTGATGTTCCACTTCGTCTTCCACACCCGCTCGGCGGCCGTGGTGGCCGCCTTGTCGATCTGGGCGGCCAGCCACTTCTTGTCCGCTTCGGTCAGTGCCACGGGAATTTCCTCCAGTCCCCACGAACGGGTGTCGGCTTCATGCTTGGTCTCGTACGAGCCGGAGAAGTGCGCGTGCTGGGTGTGCGCGTTGTCCCCGGTGTAGGAGCGCTGACGCCAGTTGTTCGACGCCTCCCAGATACGCCGGTTGTAGATCACGTAGCGCAGCCGCTTCTCCGCCCCGCTGCGACAGCGGGCCACGATGTGCTGCACCACCTTCTCCATGGTCAGGTCCGACTCGCGCAAATCGGCGTCAAGGTCCACGGCGTGCACCTCGTGCTTGCCGTCCGCGTCGCGGATCGGCACGTTCCCGACCTCGTCGTCGTTGTGGTCCGAGCTGCGGGCCTGGTGGGCGACATCGCCGATCGTGCCGTCCGACGACGTGTCCCGGCCGGGTGCGATCCGGTTCAGCTCGGTGCGCAGCTGCCCGAGGCAGGGCACGAGAATCCAACTGGCCATGATGCCTCCTTGGTCAGGACACGTCGTCGACGGTGAGCAGCCTCGCCTGGGTGCCCGAGCCCTTGGCCGTCAGCGTGCCGGTGCCGGACGATCGCCTAAAGGTCCCGGTGAATGTCTGGCTCGCGGTGGAGCCGGCCGTCCACTCGGTGATCACCGTTTCGCCCTCGGTGGCGCTGGTCGAAGCGACGACGATCGTCGAGAACGTGAGCTGCGTGCCGGCGATCCCGGACCCGGTGCGCAAGATCAGAAAGAACCGGTCCGCGGCGACGCTGCCGAGCCACGGGCACCACCAGACGATCCGGTAGGTGTGGCCCGACACCGCGTTGATCGTCACCTGGTCGATGGCCAGCTCGGTCGTACCGGATGTGGCCGACGCATCGGACGTCGCCGTGGTGGTGCCCGCCCTGCGGTTGATGTCGCTGGCGTAGATGATGTCGCCGCCGAAGACGGTCACCGTGCCCACCTCCCGGGAGTCGCGATGTGGACCTCAGCCCCGACGGCCAGGGTCTTGCGGACGCCGTTCTTGGACCGGACGGCGCCAGTGAGGACCTGCTGGTAGGCGCCGAACGACCCGGTGCGCGCCGCCATGCCGCCAACCGGCACGCCGACCAGCTCGCCGGAGATCAGCAGGTCATACGCGGACGTCGACGACCAGGCCTCGTCGCGGGTGATTCCAATCGTCAGCGTGGTAGCGGTCGGCCCGGCCTCGGCGGCGATGGTGGCGGTGCGCAGGTCGTAGCGGCGGTCGCTGTCGTAGGTGCCGCTGTCGAAGATCTGGTCCGGGACGGTGGTGAACGTGATCGACCTGGCGGATGGCCAGCCGATCGTCTCGGTGTAGCCGATGACCTGGAGCCGGAGCGTGTTCTCGCGGTAGCCGGTGATCTCGATGACGTCGCCGATGTCGATCGCCTCGATCTCGGCGACCCGGTCCGCGTCGAGGGCGGCCAGGTTGACGACCACCTGCGGATACCGGGGCAGGTCGACGGTGGACCGGTTCAGCCACCACTTGGCCAGGTTGGGCAGCACGGCCTCGTCGTAGACGGAGACGTCGACCGTCTTCTCGTACGGGCCGATCCCGTCTGGCGAGGCTTGCGAGCCGAGCGGCCCGGTGTCGTCCTCGGCGGTGGCCTCGCCGCCGTCGCGCTGCTTCACCGTGACGATGTTGTGCACGCCCAGGTCGTCGGTGACCTCCCGGGGCCGGCCGGGCAGCTCGGCCACGTCGATGCTGACTGCGGTCCGGCTGTAGCGGGCGTTGCGCAGCATGAACACGACCTGGACGCCGTCGACGGCGTCAAAGATCAGGCCGTCCTCGGTGTCGCGGATCTCCCGGAGGATCTCCGCCAGCGTCTCGGCCCTCTGCACGCCCATCGGCTCGGACAGGTCCGGGTCGCCGATGAAGTCCCAGTTCAGCCCGAGTTCGGTCATGATCCGGCCGAACCGCCACCCCGCCGGCTCGCTCGCGTGCCCGTCGAACGCGAGGAACACATCCGGGCCCTCGTCACCGGTGGCGGCGCGGGCGTAGACGGCGCAGTAGTTCGCGTCGGTGCTGTACGTGGTCCTCGGCGTCAGCCAGATCGTGGGCTGCCCGGTCGCAGTGCCGGCGAAAGTCTTCGTGGCGCCCACGCCGCCGGCGCCCTCCGCATACCAGAACGGTTCGTAGGTGATGGTGCCGCCGCTGACGGTGACCCGGATCCAGTAGCGGATCCAGCCGCCCACGTCGAAGCCGTTGTGGCTGGACGACTGGTAGTCCAGGGTGGAGCCGTCGGCGTCGTAGATCCGCCAGGCAAAGTCGGTGTTGTTGGTCTCCCAGGCCCAGATCCGGCCGGCTGAGTCCGTCCACCGAAAGATCTCCTGGTAGGCGGCCGTCAGGGTCGCGGCGAGCTTCGCCGAGAACGTGAGCTGATACCCGCTGGCCGTCGAGGCCAGGAATCGTCCGGTGAGCACGCCGCTGGCGCCGGCCACCGCGGACGCCGAGGCGCCGGCGGGGTGGTCGTCGCTGCCGAGGGTGACCTCGCCGAAGTGGGCGCCAAACTTCCCGCCGGGCATTGTTGCCGACAGGTAAGCAGCGTCCTGGGGGTCTTCCAGGGACCAGAATCCGAGCAGGTCGGACCGGGAGAGCGTGTCACGGACGATCGGCGACTGCAGGCGCTCTTTCCACTGGCCGATCTGCTGGAGCAGCCCGCCGGCCTCGACGTCGACCCACGCGCTGCCGCGTTTCGGCCGGGCCCGGAAGTACCTGCTCTCGCTGGCCTCCCACCGGGACGCCTGGACGTGCCCGCGAACCACCCCGCCGACCGACGCCCGGATCGGCGTGTTGCGCCCGGCCTTGCCGAACAGCGGGCTCTCGGGGTTGGAGGTGCGGAACAGGTCCTCGTCGTTGTTGAGCTGCGCGGACAGCAGGGCCGAACGCGGCGCGGCGGACTCGGCACCGTCACCGCGCTGGATGCGGATCGACTGCCCGGCGAGCACGTAGTCACCGATGACCAGGTCGTGCCAGGCGTCGTCGTAGTACAGCTCCAGGGCGACGTCGTTACGCGGCATTGCGGCCGCCGAGCACCAGCTGGACGTTGCCGCCGCGCCGGCCGACGCCGCGGGCGAGTCCCTCGATCAGGACGTCGGAGTCGAGCATCACGACCACCTGGACGGAGTCGGAGGGCGACCGGCCGGCGGGCAGCACGGTCTCGCCGGCCAGGCCGAGGAACGGCACCTCCTGGCCGGGCAGACCGGGGATCTTCCCGCCGGTGTGGAAGGTCGGCAGCTTCGGCGCGCTGACCGAGGACCCGCCGATACCCGGCACCCACCCGGGCACGGTCCACGACAGCCGGCCGACCGTCGAGTTCCAAGCTCGGCTGATCGCGTTGAACGCCGCCCTGAACGGCGCGGAGATCTTGGTACCGATGCTTGCGAACGCGTCGCCGATCTTCCCAGGGAGCTTCTTGAGGTACTCCCACACCTGGCCGGACTTATCCCGGACCCAGTCCCAGGCCTTACGGAACGGCGTCGTGAGGCTGTTCCAAACCGCCTGGAAGGCGTCGGCGATCTTGCCGGGAATGGTCTTCAGGTAGTCCCACGCCTGGCCGGCCTTCTCCTTGATCCAGTCCCAGGCCTGGCCGGCCTTCTCCGCCACCCAGTCCCAGTTCTTGACCAGCAGCACGATGATGGCGATCAAGGCGATGATGCCGAGGATGATCCACACCAGCGGGTTCGCGAGCTGGGCCGCGTTCCACGCCCACTGCGCCGCGGTCACCAGCGACGTCACGCCGATCACCGCGGTGAGCAGCGGGGTGATCAAGCTGAGCTTGTCGGCCCACTCCTGCAGCGCCGGCGGGTTCGCCTCATGCATCGCGTCGTTGAGATCGAGTTGCGCGGCCTTCGCATCGATGTTCGCCTGCTTGCCGTCCTCGGTCGCCTGCGTACGGTCGATCTCCGCCTGACCCGCGTCGAGGCTCGCCTGTTCGGCATCGGCATAGGCCTGGTTCAGATCCTGGTTCGCCTGCTCAAGGTCAATCGCGGCCTGCTTGGCCTCGTCACTGCCTTTGCCGTGCTCTTTGACCGCCTTGTTGTATTCGTCCTGCGCGGTCTTGGCATCCAACGTCGCCTGCTTGCGATCGATCTCCGCCTGGCCCACGTCGAGCGTCGCCTGCTGCGCGTCGGCGTAGGTCTGGTTGAGATCCATCTGAGACTGTTCGAGGTCGATGGCGGCCTGCCGGCTGTCAGCCATGGCCTGCTCGACGTCGTTCTGCGCACGCGCGAGCCTTTGGGCCCGGGCGCGGGCGTAGTCCTGGATGTCCGCGACGGCCTGCATGCCGCCGGCCATCGAGTCGATGGCGTCGGTGGCGCCGGTCGTGGCCGCGCCGAGGGACCCGAGCCGGGACTCCAGCCGGGACGCCGACTGCGCCTGGTCCTGCATGCCACCGCCGGCGGTCTGAGCCGCGGTGCCCACCGATTCGGTGGCCTCCCGCGCCTCCCGGGCGGCGCGCTGCAGCTTCTCGGCGTCGCCGGCGAACTCCAGCATGACGGTGTTCCCGGCCATCGTCAGCCCTCCTCGAGTCCGGCGCCGGCGACAGCCCGGCTGATCGCTTCCTGGAGCACCTGTTCGATCTCCGGCCGAATCTCGGCGAGCGTCGGGTACACGTACCGGCCCTCGCGGATGAATGGCCGCGGCGCCGGGCGGCCGGATCGCCGGCCCTGCCCGCCGAAGTCCAGCCAGGGGAAGTAGGCGGCCTTCTTGCCGCCGACCGCGACCCGGGCCGACGTGCGGGTGGACCTTGCTTTGACGCTGGACCTGGCGGCCCCGGTGATGGCGGGAATCTTCGGCCGGACCCGGGTGACGAGCAGTTCGGCGCCCTCGTTCAGCGCGAGACGCAGCTGCTTCGGCGCCTCACTGTCGACCGCCCGCAGCCCGCGGTTGAGCTGGGCCAGGCCGGTCACGGCGATCCGCATCTCCACGGCTCAACCTCCTGCCTGGCCCATGGCCAGTTCCCGGCGCTGCGCCTTGATGCCGTACCAGATGGCCCAGGTCGCGAACTCCTGCTCGCTCATCTCCCGGCGCATCCGGGCGACGGTCATGCGCAGCTTCTCGGCGAGGAAGTACTCGAATCCGAGGTCGGACTCGTCACTCTCCAGCTGCTCCCGGATCACTTTTCTGGGCGGCCTCGCCGTGCCCGGACAGCTCGCGAATTTTGTCGCTGACCGCGCCCAGGTCCGGAGCACGGCCCGGCCGCTTCCGCCACGCCTCGACCTGGGCCGCGGACATGGATGGGGCGACCAGGCCCATCTGCACCATGTGGGTTTCGAAGACGTTCCCGTCACCGTCGGGCGACAGCTTCCCGGCCAGGAACCACTCGTACCGGGAGAGGCCACGGACCCGGACCGTCTTGCCGGACGGCAGGGCGACGTCGGCGCCGGACTCCTCCTCGATCTCGGCGAGCAGGTCGTCCGCGCTCGCGTATTCGATCTGGCTCATGCCTGGTCCTCCGAGTCCCACTCGTCGGACGGCTCGGTCTCCAGCGCCCAGAGCCGGTAGCCGGCGACCGGCGCGGTCTCGGTGTACTTCACGACGACGGCATCGAACGAGTCCTGGGGCAGGCCGGTGCCGGTGCCCTCGGGCCGGTACTTGACGTTGACCTTGGTGCCGACCAGTGGCTTGAGGACCGCCCGCGGCCCGGTCGCGCCGTCGGCGTACTTGCCGGAGCAGGCGAACGCGCCATCCAGCAAGGTCGGGTCTTTGACGACGGCGCGCTTGCCGTACGTCGTGTTGTCCTCGGTGCCGGACGACTGCTCGCAGTTGGAGTCCGTGCAGTCCGTGGAGACGTCGTTGCCGTCGATGATGATCACGGTGAGCTTGCTGTGTTTACGCGCCATCTCAGCCTCCTCAGGCGCTCGTGCCGATGATGACGACGTCGTAGGTCACCGAGGTGCCGGACGACGAGTTCGCGACGGTGAGCAGGTCGCCGGTGCCCGCGGTGACCGACACTTTGCCGTCGGCCGGGCAGGTCCACAGGAAGCAGCCGCCCGGCGGAATGTCGATGCCATCGGACGCGGCCAGGAACAGCGGCACGCCGTTCGACGCGGGCCTCGTGACCCGGACGTTGTTGGTGTTCGCGCCGGACGCGGTGATCATCACGGCGCGCAGCTCAACGAACGTCAGCGTGTTGCCGAACGGGCCCGCGAGCACGCCGGCCAGGTCCAGATCCTCGCTCGCCGAGGCGGCGATGGTCCGCTGGTCGTGGAACATCCGGTCCGCCGAGTTGGCGCCGGTGCCGTCCGACAGCTCGATCTTGAGCTTCTTAAGGAACGAATCGGTCGGCGTGCCCAAATCCAACACGTTCTTGTAGATCGCGTCGATCATCACAGTGACGATCGTTTTCAGGTTGGTGGCCATCGGTCTCCCTACGTGTTGCCCGGCCCGGTGATGCTGAGATGGAAGATGACGCCGAGGTAGTCGGTGCCGCCGATCGTGACCGTCTCAAACTCGGCGGCGACCACGGTGACGTCGTCGCAGGACGTCCAGGTGTGCGCCTCAAGCCGGTCGACGACGGACTGGTCGCCGGTGTCCGAGCACCACGCCGACGCCTGATCGCGGGCCGACCGGTCCGTTACCCGGGACGTCACAAGGGTGACCTCGACGTCGGGGTAGCTCGTCTCGCCGCGCCCGTACGTCTGGTGATAGCGGATCCCGGGCGCCACCGGGTAGTTGACGACCCCGGCTGGCGGCGTGATCGTCGACGCCGGGTACGCCTGCACGCGCAGGCCGGTGACCTGGGCAAGGACGGTGGACACCTCATCCATGACGTCGGCGAGGATCATGCGAACCCCGAAAGGACGTAGGGCGCCACCAAATCTTCGATGTCCGGGTCGAACCGGGACACCCGTACCGGCCCCTCGTTCGACCACCCAGAAACGCCTTCCGGGCTTTCGCGGCGCATGAACCGACGGTTGGCCAGCAGCACGCACGCCTCAGCGATCGGCTCCGGCACCTCGGGCCAGCCCCATACGGCGGTGATCCGCCAGCGGCGGGACGTGCGCCACAGCCCGCGGTCGCGGCGCAGGCCGGTGATCGCCCGCCCGTCGACGAGCGCGTTGTCCGGCTCAGTGAAGAAATCGGCGACCGTCGTCCAGGTGGTGCCGTCGCCGAGCTCGACAACGAGGCCGGCGATCGAGGCGATGTCGTCGACGAGCAGGAGCTCGCCGTCGCCGTCGTCCCGGACAATGCGGCCGCGCAGCGCGCCGGTGCGGGCGGTCGCCGCGCCGTCGCGCCAGAACCGGCGGCCGGTCCGGTCGTCGATCGCCCTCGACGCCCGGGTCAGCGCACGGGTCAGCGCGGCGTCATCGGCGGTATCCGACAGCGGAATCTTGCGGGCCGCTTTCAGCTCGGTGAGGGTGGCGTACTCGTTGGCCACGTCAGCCCCCCAGGTCCTGGGCCTCGAACGTCTCCTCGTCGAGGTAGATGAAGCCCTTCTCGTGGGTCGTCTTCACCGCGGTGTCGACGTGCACCGGCAGGTCGACGGCCTGCAGCCGGATGCAGAACGACAGGTCCTCGGAGAACGTCCGCGGCCTGCCCTTGAGTCCGGTCGGGTGGACGATCGGCTCGAACCAGGCGTCCCCGTGCCGGGCGCGGACCGCCTCGAGGGCGCTGCGGTGGATGAGCAGGCAGGCCGCGCCGGTGCCGGCGACCGGCATCACCTGGTCGCGCGGGTAGTCGACGATCGGCCGGAATCCGACCTCATCGTCGGCTTGGATGAACTCGTAGACGGTCGGCTGGATCAGGAACCGCTCGGCGTACATGGTGCGGCCCTCGGCCGGCTTGCGGCGCAGCGCGGCGAAGCACAGCCCGCCCATCACCGGGCGGAGCCCCGGATCCGCGGACTTGACGAGCCGGTCGACGGTGTCGGGTGCGAACCCCATGTCGGAGTCGACGAACCACAGCCATTCGCCGTCGGTGTTGTCGAGGAAGTCGCGGGCCACCTTGTTGCGGTTGACGGCGATGCCGCCGGCTCCGGTGACGGCGCGCAGCTCTGTGCCGCCGGGGCGGATGATGCGCTGCGACGAGGCGGCGTCGTACAGGCACAGGTCGCGGTAGGACAGGCCGAAGCACGCCGACCAGCTGCCGGGGTCGAGGTAGCCGACGACGACGGATCCTTCGACGGTCTCAGCCACGGCGGCCGCGCTGCTCGCCGGGCCGGCGGGTGGCGGTCTCGACCGCGGCCTGGTCGGCGGTGTCGGCGTCGGCGACGAACAGCCACGGGTACGCGCGCACCAGCGGGTCGTCGGCGGTGAACTGCTGGGCCGGGTTCGGCACCACGAGTTCGCCGTGCTCCGGGTGCCGAACGGCGCACGGGCCTCCGGCCGAAGCTGGGCGGACGCGGTAGATCTTCGCCATGATTCCTCCCGCAGGGCGTCGCAGGGCATGGGAAAGGGCCGGGCGCCCTGCGAGACTCCCGGCCCTTCCGTTGTCGGGCGCTTACGCGCTGGTCTTGTCCTGGAGCAGCCGGAACGCCGAGATATTGGTGGCGTCGGCGCCGGTGCGCCAGTACGCGTACCAGCCGCGCCGGCCGTCGGGCAGGTTGTTGGCCGTGTTGAACAGGTGCGGGATGTACTCCACGCTCATGCCACCCGGCTTGTCGACGATGCAGTAGTTCGAGAAGTCGCCGAAGACGATCTCGTTGTCGAGCTGGGTGGTCGTCTGGGTGGTCGGCATGTCGTCGCTCTCGACGACCGGCCGGCCCAGGATGCGGTCGGTGACCGGCTGGGTGAGGTCGCCGGAGAACGCGCTGGAGACCGCGGTGCCGAGTCGCTTGATCGCCAGGTTGTACAGCGGGTTCAGCAGCCACGAGCTACGGCCGCGCCAGCGGACCGGCACGCCCCGGTAGAGGGCGTGGATGTCGACCTCCCCGATGGTTGCCGCCGTGGTCGAGGTGATCTCGACCGACGTGGACGCGTCCAGGGCTGTGACGATGCCCTTCGGCTGGTTCGACGCGCCGGTGCCGGTCGCGTGCGCGGCACCTTCGAGCCGGTCGCGGGCGTCGGCGAACATCATCATCACGTCGGACGCGAGGTTGTCGATGTCGTCGAACGCGGCGATGGTGGCCTGCACGAACGCCTGAGCGACGTTGGTGCCGATCGCGGGCCGGCCGAACGTCGGGGTGTCGTCGGAGACCTCCGCCAGCTCGCCGTCCCACGACGCGGTCACGCCGGCCGAGGTGACGCCGTTCCAGGTGGTGCCCTGGGTGAGGGTGACCACGCGGGAGATCTGCCGGATGGCGTTCGAGCTGCCCGAGTTGGTGAGGATGATCGTCGGGTCGAGGTGGGTGGGGAGCAGGTAGCCGCCGTTGGTGTTCGAGCCGACCGACATGGCCGTCCGCTCCTCGGCGGTGAGCAGTTCGGCGCGACCCATGAGGATCTTCGCGAAGCCGGACTGGTACTCGTCGCGGGAGCGGGCGAGCAGGTTGGCCGCCCACGCGGTGTCGCCGGAGTGCCGCTTGATGAGCCGCTCGAAGTGAGCCTGGTTGTCGCCCTCGATGTCGCGGTGCTCGTTGGCGCGGATCAGCGAGTCGACGAGTTCCTGCCGGCCGGCGGCCGGGTTGTTCAGGGCGTCGAACGCGCCGGGCTTGTTGCTGAACCGGGTCGACTGCCAGCGGGCGCGGGAGTCCGAGACGCGGGCGGCCCGCTCGGCGGCCGGGATGCGGGTCTCCCGCAGGTCCTTCTCCTCGGTGTCGAGGGAGTCCCAGCGTGCCTGCTGTTCGGCGGTCGGGTCGGCGTCGCCGATCTCGTCGTTCAGCGCGCGCAGCTCGTCGGTGATCTCCGACTGCCGGGCGCGCAGCTCCTCCAAAGTCTTCATGGAGTGCGTTTCCCTTCTCAGGACTGGAGCGCGGCCAGGCGCGCTTCGCGGATGCGCCGGGCGCGTTCGCCGCGGCGGTTCCCGTCCGAGTGGCGTGAGGCCGGGTCGGAGGTCGGTGCGTTCGCGGGTCCGTCGGCAGGCCGAGTGACGTCGTCGGGTCGGCTGCTGCGGAGTGCGGTGAGGCGAGCACGCATCCCGTCGACCCGGTGCGGGTCGAGGCGGGCCAGGTGCTCGTAGTACGTGTCGGTGCCGGACATGCAGCGCATGCCGGAACTGGCGGCCGGGTTCGCCGGCCAGGTCACGGGCCCTGCTTCGAACACGCGGACCTCTTTGAGGGTGCGTTCGGGCAGGCCGTCGGGGTTGTGGTCGCTGGCGCCGGGCTCGTTGTTCCACTCGTCCTTGACGACCCGGAACATGAAGCTCGACCCGTAGACGCCGGCTCGCAGGCCGGGCAGCAGGTCCCGGTTGTACGAGGTGTCGAACAGCCGGACCGTGCTCACCGGCGAATCGGAGTCCTCGCGAACCTTCTCGATCCGGCCGAGGATCTTGTCCCCGATGTGGAAGTCCATGCCGTGGTTGAACAGGGTTTTGATGTTGTGGGCGTCCTCGGCCGCGGCCGAGTTGTGCGCCTTGATGGTGCGCTTGAACGCGCCGGGCGCCGACCGCTCCAGAAAGTCGCCCTCCCAGTAGGAGGAGATCCGGTACCACGAGTTGAACGGGGAGAACCTGACGTCCATGACGCCCAGGTCGTCGCTGGCCGCCTCGTCGTCGGCGCGCAGCTCGCACGCGATCAGGGTGGTCCGCACGACGTCCAAGTCGGGCAGCGTGAGCGTGTCCATCAGTTCCCCTCGCCCTCGTCGGGTTCGTCGTCGGGTTTGTCTTCCGGTTCGGGCGGATCGGCGGGCGCCGGGCCGGCGCCCCAGGGCACTGCCGGCCAGTCCTCGTCGTCGCGGACCTCGTTGATGGCCCGCGCCTTGGTGGAGAGCTGCAGCTGGTAGACCTTCCACCGGTCGAGGGTCGTCGCCTGCAGCAGCGCATCCCGGTCGATGCGCGCGTACTGCGGCCGCGGCAGCATGTCCGTGAGCACCCGCTCCAGCCGCCGAAGCCACTTGTTGAGCGAGTAGACGAGCAGGTGAGCCGACCGGCCCTCGACGGTGGAGTAGGTCAGCGACCCGCCGGACTCGTAGCCGAGGATCTCGGCGAGGCCCGGCCCGAAGATGCGGCAGCACTGGGCCTCGGTGTAGCCGGCTGTCTCCAGGAACTGCGACTCCTCCGGAGCCACCTGGATGCTCTCGTACTTCCAGCCGCGGCCCAGCACGACCGGCTCACGGTTGCCGCGAACGGCTGCCATGAACCGGTCCTTGGCCGTCTTCGCCTGTTCCGGCTTGAGGTCGGTCAGCTCGTTGGTGAGCATGCCGCCGGGATGCGCGCCGTCGGCGAACCATTGCAGCCCGTACCGGGTGGTGGTCAGTGACAGGCCGATCTGGGCGGCGTGCATGCCGATCGGGGACAGCCCTTGGATTCGGTCGGCTACGGGGTTGACGCGTCGGTGCCAGAATCGGGCGGAGTCGATGCGTTTGCCGTTGACGGTCCACACCGGGTTGCCGTCCTTGTCGATCCAGCCGCCGATGTCGTCGGGGTGGAACAGCTTGACCTGTGTCGGGTAGCCGGACGGCGCGGTGGCGAGGATGTCGCCGTAGCCGTTGCCGCGCAGCAGCCACGACATCAGTAGCTGGTACGCCCAGTCCGGCAGTCCGTGTCCGTCGCCGGCCGGGTCGAGCAGGTAGCCCGGGGTCTGCCGCTTCACTCGCTGCGCGCCGTCACCGGAGTAGACGTGCACCGGCAGCTCGGATCCGAGCGACGCGATCAGGTCGACGGACGAGTGCACGGCCACGGACTGCAGGCTGGACTCGGCGGACGACAGGTCGATGGACGAGAACGACGGCGGGGCGCTCATCTCCTGCCGGGGCAGGCTGCGGCGTTCGGGCTGAGGCTTGCGGAACCAGATGCCCATCAGACCCGCCGATCCAGCGCCCAGAGCGCCAGGCCAGCGAAGACCAGACCGAGCGGCGGCCACGCCATCCACAGACCGGCGGCCACGAGCAGCGGCCCACCGACACCGGGCAGACCGCGGCCGATCCGGCCGACCATCGCGCCGGCCCAGGTGGCGAGCCGGGCCGTGGCCTGGTCCCAGCGCGGGCGAAGCCGCTCGGCGAGCACCGTCACCGGGTCCCCCTCTCAGAAAATGTTGGCCAGCGGGTCGTAGTCGTCTTCTCGCGGCTTCGCGTCGCGCCGGGCGTAGAAGGACCACCGCGCTTCGGTGATGGCGACCAGGCTGGTGATATCCACTGCTCGATCGGTTCGCGCCCACGCGATCGACTCACCGGTGCGCCTCGTCTTCGCCACCCCGACCGCCGCGTCCAGCTGCGGCGCCGGCACGTGCCGGATTGTCGACTCGCGGGTGGCGTCGAGGATCTGCCCGCAGGCGGCCGCCATGTCGATACCGCCAAGCACCACCAGGTCGCCGCGGCGGGGGTCCTTGTCGTCGCTGCGGCTCGGCTCTTCGTCGTCGCCGCGGTCCTCGGGCCGGATGATGCCGCGTGTTTTCAGGTCCTCGCGCAGCGATGCGTGGGTGCCGCGGGCCATGCCGACCGCGACCGGGTCCAGGGCGTCGCGATACTCAACGATCTTGTCGAGCAGGCCGGCGACCGGCCCGTAGTGGATGAGCTGCACGTGGCCGAGGTCGTCGGCGCGATGGCCGTAGAGACCGATCGCCGCCCAGTCCCGCTCCGGCGAGATGTCGACCGCGATGGCCACGTCGCCGTCACGCCGCGACTCCGGGTCGCCGAGGTCCTTCCACCGCTGTTGGTCGATCTCCGCACCGGACTCCAGCTCCGGGTACACGCCGAGCCGCTCGCGGAGGAATTGCTCGACGCCGGTCGACCGGACCTCACGCAGAATCGAGTCGCCGGAGATCCGCCGGTTGAACGCCCGGTTCGCCTCAGCCACCGCCACGAACAACCGGCGGCGAAGCTCGCGCCCGGCCGGCGTCTGCTCGTCCTCGTCCGACAGCGCTTTGTTCGCCTCGACGAGTTTGAACAGCTCGTCGTACTTCCCGCGCGCCGACCACTCGTAGTAGACCAGGCCACGTGATCCGCGCCGGCCCCGCTTGACCGTCTCGCGCAGGACCTCGGACTCCTTGAGTGGCGCGCTGCTCATGTACCAGACCTGCGGGTTGAGCGCGGCCGAGGTGGCGAACATGATCGCGGCGACTTGCTCCGGGGTCAACGCGAACGCCTCGTCCAAGAACAGCGGGGAGACGCCGGCGAAGCCTCGGCCGCTGCCCCCGGACCTGGCGAGGAATGAGAGCGTCTGCCCGACCGGGCTGCCCTTCTTGCCCAGCAGGACGATCTCTGTGGAGTGGGTGCTCGACCGGATCGTCTTGACCCGCTTGCGCAGGTGGTCGAAGTTGTCGAAGTAGTGACGCATCCGCATGAAGCCCTGATGCGCGGTCTTGAACTCGTGGGCAGTCCAGATAATCAGCGGCTCTTTGACCAGCAGCAGACCGCCCAGCGCCCGAATCTCCAGATCGACGCCCTTGCCGTTCTGCCGCGGCTCAACGTCCGCCACCTCGCTGGCCAGCCACTTCTCGTCCGGGCCGAGCGCCATGCCGTCGGTGATGACCGCGACCTGGCCGGCGTCGGGGGTGACGCCCAGCCCTTTGGCCAGGTCGATCGATTCCGGCCCCCAGCTACGAACCGCCCCCTGCGGAACCGTCCGGTAGCGGGGATCCTGGGACCCGAGAAGCACCGCGCCGGAGGATTGCATCGATCGGGTCAGCCTCCTCCGGCACGGCATCGGCCATCGACCTGAGATCGGCGAGCGCGGCCCGCATCTCCTTCGCCACCGACGCGGCATCGCGGGCGCCGCAGCCGGAGTCGAGGACGTCGGCGAGTCGCCGCGCGACCGCGGCGAGGGTGCTGTCCTTGACCCGTTCGGGCATCTGCTCGAGGTCGTCCTCGAGGGCGGTGCGTACCGACATCAGGACCCGTAGTTGGCGACGCGCCAGCGCAGCGGATAGGCGGCGCCGGCGAACAGCTTCCCGCCGCCGCTGGGGTTCAACACCGCCCAGCCGAACGTGATGTTGCCGCCGGACAGATCGCCGGACTCGACGGTGACCACCATGCCCAGGCCGGCCTGGGGCCGGAACGTCGAATCCGGGTAGAGCGACGGGTCACCCTCGATCGCGGGGGTCCCGGTTCCGGTCGACGCGTACCGCACAGGCACCCCGGAGACGAGGACCGCGATGTCCCAGAACAGACCGGTCGCGTCGTCGGTCAATGCCGCCCACGAGAACTCGATGACGTCACCGACGGCCGCGGCGATCGACGCTGTGGGGCCGCCGGTCAGCGCCGCCCATGAGGCGGTGGTCTGCGGCGTGATGTCGCCGGACGACACGTACCCGGAGGCGACGGCCACCGATCCGCCACCGCTGGCGTGGGTGTGGTTGCCGGCCGCAGCCGTGGACCCGGTCGCCCCGAGCGCCAGGTTGGAGGTGCCGGCGCCGATTGCGGTTCGGGCCGCTGCGGCGTCGGCGGCGGTGAGGACCGAGCGGCCGGTGGCGGTCGAGTCGCTGATCTCCGTGGCGGTGTGGGTGTGCACGGCGGCCGCGGCCCCGAGCGAGCCGAGAGTCTGGGCGGCCGGGGTGCCGTGCGTGTGGTCGCCACGCGAGTAGGTGGACGAGGCGCCGGCCGTCGAGGCCTGCCCGTACGCGGTCTCAGTAACGACGGTGCCCGACGCGGTTCCGCCGCCACCGCCGACCTTGTTGCCGTCAGCGTCGATGACGTCGCCGTCAGCGTCGAGGCCGGCCACGCCGGAGGCGATGCCGCGTTGCGCGGTGAGGATGTACGAGGTGCCGGCCACGGCGGCGCCGTCGACCTGGAGCAGGTCGGCGAGCTGCACGCTGGCGCTCTGGTAGTCGAGTTGCAGGGTGCCGGTGATCGCGGCCCCGCCGATGCGGCCCTCGACCGCGTACGTCCAGCCGGACGGGGACCACTGCGGGTCGTTCGTGGCGGGGAGTTCGATCTCGCCGGCACCGGTGGCGTCCAGGGTGGCGCGCAGGGTGAACGGCGGGACGATCGCGTTGTCCGCAGCGCCGAGCAGCGGCCGGGCCGCGGTGAAGTCGAACCAGCCGGTGGCCGCGCCGGACGGCGGGAAGTCACATTGGATACCGACGGTGACCAGCGTGAGGGTCGCGGGAAACGGCACTTCCAACCCCCTACACAGAGTCACTGGTGACCGTGGGTGACGGCCGTCTTGGGTTTATTTGCCTGCGCACACAATCGCGGAAAAGGGCAGCGGGTGTTCCGCGTGTCCCCTCCTTAAAAAATCTTGGCGCGCGAGGCTCTGACCAGGTCAAATGCAGCGCGGGTCGATGCTCATGGCCTCGCGTTCTACCTTGGGTTTGCGGTTGCGCTCCTGGTTGCAGCACCGTGCACGCCCGGTAGTGGGGCTCACGCAGACAGGGCACGGTGCGTTACTCCCATGTGAGGGACGCAGATTGGCCACGTCGTACGGTGACCCTCCGTCAGTACGTCGCTGTAGGTGGTCTACCTCGTAGGCGTTGGGGTGTCCGCACCACCAGCAGTTCGTGCCCCACGTCTTGAAGCAGTCCTCGCGTGCGCGTTGTCGTGGGCGTCGTGATTCCCAGGGGTCCACCATGTTGGCCTCCCCTGTGGTGTGGGGCGCACGGCAGCCAGCCCCTGCTGTGCGCCCCTGTTCCCCCACCGTCCGGACCGCCCCGGAGTTCTTGGGTACGACGAAGGCCCCCGCTTTCACGGGGGCCTCGACGTCGTTCGGGCAGTCTTCGCCTGCCTCAACCGGAAACAGTACGCAGAGCGATCAACTGCTGCAAGTCTGGTTGCTCTGTGTCACTCGTCGTTCTGCTGTGGCCATGAGGGCGGCGATGTCGCCGAATCGGTAGACGGGGACGATGTCGCGGACCTCGGCGCAGTCGTCGTCACATCCGCGGTGCGTGTGTTTGACGAGGACGTGGTCGGCGGGGTTGATGCGGCCGCGTTTGCCCCAGACGTCGACGAGTGCGCGGATCTGTTTGGCGGATCGGTCGGTGTCGAGGTATCCGGCGAGGTGTGCGGCTTCGCCAGCGGTCACCAGGCGCTCGTCGAGGGCGGCCCTGAGGATGGTTTGGGATCGGTCGACGTGCCAGGTGGCGCCGCAGTGTTCGCCTTTGCATTCGACCACGTCAACGCCGTGTCGGGCGTACAGAATCTTCCCGCAGTCGCACATGCCGACGAGGCGGAGTTGGGGCGGTTCGGGCCGGTCGACGAGCCGGGTGAGTATCTGGCAGGCGTATCCGAGTTCGTCGAATGCCTGTTCGGCCTCGGGTCGGGTGCGGAGCCATGTGGTCTGGTCGGCGAGCCATCGGGTGGCGTCGGCGAGCGGGATGGGCGGGGTTGGCCGTTGGAGTGCCCGGCAGCTGACGTGTCCGCATTGGAGTGCGCAGACGGGTCCGGCGGCGCGTTGTGGGGTGGGGATGGTTGGTCCGTCTTGCTCGATGACGTGGAGGATCCATGTGGTGAGCGTGTTGCGGGCGGCGGCGTAGTCGTCGGCTGCGGTGAAGTCGACGATCGGGGGCTGTTCGCGGCCGCCTCGGGAACCGGCCCCATATCGTGTTTGGCGGGCGATGACGGTCCAGGCGTCCTCGGCGTGTCCGGCGGCTTCCCGGAGCGTCTCGGCGAGGTCTCGGGCGCACTGGTGGCAGGCCTCACCGTCCGGCGTTGGTCGCTCGCAGATCACGCAGGTATTGGTCACCACGTGATGTCCCCTCGGAACGTCGTCAGCCGAACGGTGATCCCGCATTTCCGGCAGCCGTATCGGCGCTGCTCACCGAGCACCCGGATTGCCGGGCGGACCTTGTCGGCGAAGTGTTCGGCGGTGGCGAGGCGGTCGCCGAGGACCACGCCGAGGCTGACGTCGAGGGCCTCGGCGATGGCGAGCAGGGTTTTCACGCTGGGCAGGTGTTTGCCGAGCTCGAACTGGCTGAGGGCGTTGGTGGTGACACCGGCCTTGTTGGCGATTTCGACCTGGGTGTAGCCCTGGGCTGTTCGGATACGGCGGAGGTTGGCGCCGAACTCGGTGGTGGGTGTGCTGGTCACGCGTCCTCCAGGTCGCTCTCGTCGCGGCATGGTCCGCCGCAGGTGTCGCAGTGGGTGCCGTCCAGGTCGGCGTGACCCGGGTGGGTGTGGCGGTTGCAGCAGAACGCCTCAGGGGCCTCTGTGGCGATCTCTGTGCCCTCTGGCCCCACAGGGACACCGACCGAGGGGTGATCGTCCGCGAGCGTGGACGCTGGGGCCGTTTCCGGGGCCGTCTCGATCAGCGGCACGATCGCCAGCCCGTACCCCATGGCGCCGAGGACCGCGATCAGCTTCTCGACGCCCGGAACGCTGACGCCCCGCTCGTACTTGGACACCCGGGTGAAGCAGATCCCGGCCGGTTCGGCGACGGCGGGTTGGGTGAGTCCGCGCAGTTGCCGCAGGAGCAGGAGCGCCTCGGCGAGGTCCTGTGTGGTGTCGATGCGGATCACGGCTGCTCCTCGGGTTGGCGGGGGATGAGGGCGATGTCGTAGCCGAGGGCGTTGGCCAGTGCCCAAATGACGGAGGCGCGCATCTCCCGGCGCCGGGCGGTCCAGTTGGTGATCTCGCTGCGGTCGTGGCCGGCGACGCGACTCCACTCCTTGATGCTGATCTTGCGGGCGGTGCGGATGCCGACGAGGACAGTGAGCAGGTCGTGGTAGCTGCGCAGCCGGTAGGCGCGGGGCTTCTCGATGGTCATGCAGGCCTCCGGGCGTCTTGCATGGTGTTCGTGCAGCGTTCGCCGCGCTTGTACCGGGCGGCCGCGTCTCGGCAGGGCTGGCAGGTGTCCTCGCCGCGCCTGCGGTGCCGCCGGTATGCGGCGCGGGTGCCGCACGGCTGTAGGGCGGGTGACTCGTCCGGGGGCTCGGGCCGGGGGCCGGTCCACTCGGTGAGGTCGGCGGCCCAGCCGGTTAGTTCGCGCCAGGGCCGGTCCTGCGGGAGGGCGGCGGCAAGCACGAAGGCGAGCCGGAACCAGTCGCCGGGTTCGGGTAGGCGTTTGGCGAGCCATCGGCCGTTGGCTTCCGGGTCGTCCTCACGGACGCGGTGGGACAGCTCCAGGGCCACGGCGGCGAGATAGTCGGGGGTGGTCATGGCGCTTCCCGGGTGCGGTCGAGCCATTCCTCGACGGCTTTCTCGGCGATGTCGGCGGCGTGCTGCGGGTCGAGGAACTTGCCCTCGGCCGGGTTCGAGCCGGCGTCGGCGATCCGCCCGAGGACGTGCCGGACCATGTCGGCACCGGTGCGCTGGTGGGCGGCCTGGGTTCGCTCGGAGGATTCGAGTGCGGCCTGGCGCCCGTCGAGCTGGTGGCGTTTGGCGCGTTCGCGGTCGTGCTGGGCCTTGATGAGCCGGGCGCGTTCGCGCAGGTCGGCGGGCCGGGGCCAGTAGGGGGAGGTCTTGACCCAGTCGACGACGGCGGCGCGGGCGGTACCGAAGTCGAGGTCGCCGAGGGTGGCGGCCCAGACCATCTCGTCGCGGTCGTCGGCGGGCTGGCGCAGTGCGGCGGAGCAGAGGCCGAGCAGGCCGCGAATCTCGTCGGGGGTCATGCGGGCCTCGTCAGGGTGTCGTAGAGCTGCTGGGCGGCGGTGCTTCCTTCGGGTGCGCGCCGTTCGGCGTCGGCCTGGTGGCGGCTCATTCGTTCCGGCGGCATTTCGGGGCCCTGCTGGGTTCGAATGAGGTAGTTGTCGAGTAGCGCGGGCCTGCTGGCGACGCGGTCTCGAAGCATTTGGGCCAGCGCGGTTTTGATGTGGCCGATTTCGAATCCTTGGGCGAGTGCGCTTTTGATGTGCCGCCCGTATCGCTTTATTGCGGTGCTGGTGAGTTTGAGGTTGTTGGCCTCGCAGTAGTCGATCCACTGCTTGGTGAGCTGTCCGGCGTTCTCTGGCGGGACGACCATGTCGGCTTCGGTGACGACGAACAGCTCGACGGCGCCGGGTTCGGGGGCCGCGGCGTCTGGCTCGGCCGCCTCGGCGTCGAGCGAAGCGAGCGCCGGGTAGTTGACTTGTTCCCCTGTTCCCACTTCCAACTTCCCACTTCCAGCGCCGGGCTTCCTCCGAGGGCTCGGCGGAGACTCGGCGGGAACTCGGCGGGTTTCTCCGAGGGGAGCTGGTTTCTCCTGCTCAGCGGTATTGCGGGAAGGGCCGTTCGGGTCGGGATCGAACGGCTCGCCGTCCTCCGGCCCGGGGTAGCGCGGCGCGGAGCGCTTGTCGATCTTCTGGTGCCGATCCCACGAGGGGATGCAGTAGAAGCGGCGCCCGCCGACCTCGTAGAAAATCACGCCGAAGGCTCGGCGGATCTCGCCGAGCATCCGCCGAATGTCCGCCGAGGTGATGTCCTCGTCGTTCGGGAAGGCGAATCCGGCCAGCGCTCGCGGCTCGGCGGTGCCGCGCCCGGAGTCGTCTGCCCAGTTCCACAAGGCGATGAACAGGAGCCTCGTCCACGGGTCGAGGCCTTCCATGGCCGGCGACGACCAGAACTCGGGTTTGATCGTGCGGATGCGGGCCATCTCAGGCACCCCCTGGGACGGTGTGGAGCGACACGGTGCCGCAGGGGTTCGAGATAGCGCTCAGCCATGGCATCATCACGCCAGGGCCCCTTTCCGGTTCGTTAGGGCGAATCGGTTGTGTGGTGCCTGCGGGACGGGTGTTAGCCGCACCTGTCCCGCGCTCAATTCTCCCATTTCGCGACCTGGAACACGCGTGCAAAGCGTGTGCGCCGTGCCCATTCCCGGGGTAATACTGATCACTATTCGCCTCGCGTCTTCCGTCCACAGCCTGTGCATATTTCCTGGGGATAGCGCGGAATGCGCCCGCCAATGCAAGCGGGCGCATTCCAGTGCAATTAGCCGTCGCCTGGCCGTGGGTCCGGCACCGGGTCCGGCATGGTGTGGTGGGCGTCGCCGGGCCTGCTCATCCGGCCGCACTGACGGCAGCACCGCGCGGGCGGCTCGCGCCGGTCCGTCGGGTCGGCGGGCACGTCCGGGTCGGCCACATGGACGTGCGGGGTGCCCGTCGGCTTCGCGCGGGTCACCGGGCACCTCCGGCAACGTCGAACAGGCCGAGCTGCCCGAACAACTCCCGGTGCCGCCGCGTCTCCGGCTGCCCGTACCGCTTGACCCCCACCGGTACGGCGTCGAACAGGGCCGGGCGGACCTCCGGCTCCGGCGGCGGGCAGTCGCAGGAACACATCCACCGGCACGGGCGCCCGGCAAGCCACACGTCGGTTCGGGCGCCGCCGCGATGGTTGACGATGTACGTCTCGCAGGCGATAAGCGGCCCGTCCCGGCGGGTCCGGCACAGGTGGTGCCGTCCCGCGTCGCAGTGCCCGCACTGGCCGGCATGGCAGCGGCAGTCGACGATGGTCCGCGGGTTGCCCTCGATCGTGCAGGAGTCCCGGTAGGTGTCGGTGAGCACGACGCGGTAGATCCAGTCGGCGGCGGCCGCGGGCATCGGGGCGCTCATCGCCGCCTCCACTGCTCAGCCTGCGGGCAGCTGGTGAAGTGAGCCCGGCGCCGCTTCCCGCCGAACAGCGTCGGCCCGGTGACCACCGTGGCGACCGGCCCGACGAACATGCCGGGTTGGAGGCTGAGCTCCACGTTGCCGTCGCCGGTCGGTTCGGCGTCGACGGGCATCGGCCGTCCGCCGCTGCTGGTGGCCCAGATGATCGGGGCGGCGCAGGAGCGGCAGTTGGCGATCTCGTAGCCCTCGGGCGTCCGGCCGGTCACGACGCGCCACCCGACGGGCTGGAGTCGGTAGCCACTGAGGCCAGTTCATCGCGCCGCAGGTACGTCATGATCTGGCTTCCGACCCACTCGGTGTAAGCGGGCGGGATTGCCTCGGACAGGCCGTTGCCGGTCATCAGATTCCTCCGTGGAGACTCCGGCCTTCAGGCCGGAGAGGAAACGGAACCCCTGCGGAGCAGGTCAGGGACAGCCCATTCGCCGTCAAGGCGGATGGGCGTCTACCCACGGACCGTCCGCGAGGGTGGTTCCACATAGGTGTGTTAGCTTGTGAGCCGTGTCCGAACGTGCTGTGAAGCGGGCTTTCAAGTTCCGCTTCCACCCGACTCCGGAGCAGGCCGACCTGCTGAACCGGACGTTCGGGTGTGTGCGCAAGGTGTACAACCTGGCCCTGGAGGCCCGCACCACCGCCTGGTATCAGCGCCGGGAGCGGGTCAACTACAACGCCACCAGCGCCATGCTGACGGCGTGGAAGAAGACCGAGGAACTCGCGTTCCTCAACGAGGTCTCCGCCGTGCCGCTGCAGCAGGGCCTGCGGCATCTGCAAGGTGCGTTCGCCGCGTTCTGGGAGAAACGGGCCCGGTATCCGCGGTTCAAGTCCAAACACAAGTCGCGGGCCTCGGCCGAGTTCACCCCGTCCGCGTTCCGCTGGAACAACGGCGAACTGACCCTGGCCAAGACGGCCACCCCGCTGGACATTGTCTGGTCGAGGCCACTGCCCGAAGGGCAGTCGCCGTCGACCGTGACCGTGTCCCGCGACAGCGCCGGCCGCTGGTTCGTGTCCCTGCTCTGCCAGGACACGATCGAACCCCTCCCGACCGTCGAGAACGCGGTCGGGATCGACGCCGGACTCGACCACCTGATCACCCTGTCCACCGGCGAGAAGATCACCAATCCCCGTCACGAACGCGCCGACCGTGAGCGGCTGGCCCGCGCCCAGCGGGAACTGGCCCGTAAAGAAAAGGGCTCCAGGAACCGGGACAAGGCCCGGCTGAAGGTCGCCCGCATCCACGCCCGCATCAGCGACCGGCGCCGCGACCACCTGCACAAACTGACCACTCGGCTCGTGCGTGAGACCCAAACGCTCGTGATCGAGGACCTGACCGTGCGCAACATGGTCAAGAACCACACCCTGGCCCGCGCCATCAGTGACGCGGCCTGGACCACCTTCCGCGAACAGTTGACCTACAAATGCCAGTGGTACGGCCGGAACCTGGTCGTGATCGACCGCTGGTACCCGTCGTCCAAGGTCTGCTCGGCCTGCGGGCACCTCACCGAGAAAATGCCGCTCAACGTGCGGTCGTGGACCTGCCCCTGCGGGGCCGCCCACGACCGTGACGTCAACGCGGCACGCAACATCCTGGCCGCCGGGCAGGCGGTGTCGGCCTATGGAGCTGGCGTAAGACCTCAACGGAAACCTCCGTCCGGGGCAGCAGGCTGAGAAGTAGGAAACCCGGTGGGCGACCACCGGAATCCCCGTCCCTTCAGGGCGGGGAGGATGTCAACAGGTCTCCAAAAGGGGAGGTGCGGGCCGCCGCTCGGACGGCCCGCGAGCGATCTACTGGGGTGGGGTGGCGTGGATCGGCGGGACGTAGCCCGGCATCAGCGAGTGCTTGCGGCCGGCGTCGGTCAGCCAGGCGAGGATCGAAGCCGGGGCCGTGCCTGACTTCCAGCCGATGAGCTGCTTCTCGGCGAGCGCCTGCATGACCGGGCGCAGCGTGCTCGGGAACGTCCACGCCTGCTCGCCGAGGCGGTAGCGGGCCGCGAGCACCTCCATCACGAGGTACTGCGTCGGGGGCAGGTCGGTCGGCTCGATCACGACGCCCCGCTCACCTGGCGCAGCAGCTCGACAAACGCCGCGCCGGACATGGTCACGAACCCGTCGCCCGGCGACGCCTTACCGCGGCGGTGGTGCCAGACGACACCGACCTCGACACCCGCGTTCCGGGCCTCGACGGTCGCCTCGTCCACCCAGGCCGCCAGCGCGGTGGTCCGGCAGTTCTTCGCCTCGACCACGACCGGCAGGCCCGCGATGTCGCCCTTGTCGGACGAGCCGTTCAGGGCGCGGCGCTCGATCGCGGGGAAGCCCTGCTCAATCAGGTAGCGGACGATCAGGCTCTCCCAGCGAGTGCCCTTGGCCTTCGACGCGCTCACAGCCGCACCGCCGGGTTGATCAGCCGGGCCAGATCCTCCAACGCCGCAGCATCCAACTCCCGGATCACGAACACGCCCTCCTTGCGGGACGTGATCAGCCCAGCCGCAGCCAGGATCCGCAGGTGGTGCGACATCGTCGGCTGCGCGACGCAGAGGGCCTCCTGCAGATCGCCGTTCGTGGCCAGCCCCTCGTGGCGCAGCTGGCGGAGGATCAGCAGCCGAGTCGGGTCAGCGAGCGCCTTCAACCGGGCGGCCAGGGCGCGGGCGTCGACCGGGTGGAAGTCGGGATCGAACAGCGCGGTCACTCGGCACCGCCCGGAACCTCAGCGGTGGCCGGCTGACCGGTGATCTCGGCGGCCGTCACCCGCTCCGGCGGGAACTCATCCTCGACGGTCGTCTCGCGCCGCTTGATCGAGCCGAAGAGCACCTTCAGATCGGCAAGGTCCGCAGCCGTCCACAGGCCCCGCTTACGGCCCAAACGCGCCTCGACCATCAGGACGGTGACGCCCAGTTCCTGCTTCGCCCACGCCACCATCTCGGCGACCCGGTCGACCAGCGGCTTGCCGTCCCCGCGCTCCAGAGTGGTCCGGCAGATCTCCTGCGCTTGGGCCGTGAAATCCGCGGGCAGGATCGCAAAGATGCACTCCCGGACTGCACGGGCGCCGATGTTCTGGTTCAGCAGGTACACGTCGGTTGTGTCGGTGAGCGGCTTCCGGTCCTTGCCGACCATCCGCACGTGGGGCACCTGGAAGGTCCGGGACTGCCGCACGTTGGTCTGCTGGTCCCAGGCGAATGCGCGAACCTCCGACATGCCGCGGCTGTCGTCGCGAGATAGCTCGTGCACGCCGGCGTCACCGTTTCCCCAGATCCGCAGGAGTTCGCGAGCGAGGTGGACGGATGGGCCCTGGCCGCGGTTGGGGACCTTGTAGAAGGCGCGTTCGGCGAGCCCGAGCCGGGAGCAGGCTTCCTCCATGTCGGCCCACGCCCGGCGGATGTCTCGGGGGCATTGCTGGGCGACCTGGACGGCGGCGGCGACTTCGGCGACGGCGCGGGCCTGTTCGACGGCGGCGGTCTGGGTGACCGGCGCCGAGGCGCTGACGATCCCGCCCTGATTGAAGCGGTCGACTGCGGTGCTCATGCTTGTCCCTCTTCGTCCGTGGGGACGTAGCCCCAGGTGTACGAGCCGATGCCGGGCACCACGGCGGTGTGCCGCTCGCCCTTGTGGTCCTTCGTCTTGGTGCAGCGGAAGAGCGGAATGTCGGAGGGCTTGCCGCAGGCCGGCGTCTCGGGGCTCACCAGACGACTCCGTCCAGCTCGCGGGTCTCCCACCGAGGCAGCTCGGCGATCACCACGTCGTCGGAGTAGCCCGGCCACCTGCCGGTCGACTGGCACTCCGCGTACGTGTTGATCGCCTCACGCATCCGCATCGCGCCCAGCCGCATCGCGTCCCGGTCCGGCTCGATCACCGTCACCAGGTACGGGGCCGTCTTCTCCTGCATCACCAGCAGGAACTTCGCCGACTCGTCCGCCAGGCCCAGCGCCCGCAGGCCAGCCAGATACCAGGCGCCTTGTACGTGGTAGCCGTACCGGGCGATCGCCTTCGCCGCATCGTCCGGGGATGCGCTCGCGGTCGTCTTGTAGTCGGCGAGCAGGAGCCGGCGACCGGGCTGCGGGTTCGGCAGCCAGTCGACGAGGGCCCGGCAGTTGACCCAGCCGGACCGGCCGACCGGCTCGCCGTCGACGTCCTCGAACCAGGCGGCCCGCTCCTGCCACACCAGCGCCTGCTCCGGCACGCCCGAACCCGGCGCGAATAGCACCGAGGCGATCGGGTGGGCCCGCACCACAGCGGCCATCTCGTGCACCGTCGCGACGTCCTTGGACAGCAGCGGGATCCGGCCGGCGGCGCGGTGCTCGTCGGCCTCCTCCCGCCTCTTCGGGCTCTTCCAGTTGTCGGCCTCGATCTCGGCGATCTCCTCGCCGGCGCCGAGGACCAGGCGGTGTGCGGCGCTGCCGAAGTCGAAGTAGTCGCGCGGCTCGGGCGGGTTGTCGGCCCAGTGCCGGTACAGCGCTGGGCATGACGGCGGGAGGAGCTTGCGGGCACCGCTACTGGAGAGGCTGCCGCCCGGTACCGGGTCGGCGTGGTACTCGGCGGCGGTCAGCTCAAACACGCCCGGCTCGGTCACGGCGGCGCTCACCGCCCACCTCCGAGGTGGGCGTGCACCAGCGCGACGTCGGAGTACCGGTAGAGGTGCTGCGGCTCGGCGGCGTGCGCCTCGTCGTGGACGATCCTGGCCCGGTCGGCGAGCGTGCCGATCGCGGTTTTCGAGCTGGCCTCGTCCAGGTCCAGTTCGACCTGGCAGCCGCGGTCACAGTCGACGGCAACGAGCAGCGCCAGGCCCTCGATCTTCATGGGGCGGCTCACTCGGCCACCTCCGCCAGGTGGTCGGCGAAGCCAGTGAACTGCTCATCTCGGTCGTGGACGTGGAACCAACGGCCTGGCCACAGGTCACCTGCGGGCGGCGACCACTCGGTAAGCCGCTTGCACCGCCCGTACCGCTCCTCGGCGGCGTAGGCGATGTTGGCGGGGATCAGCTCCAAAGCGGCGAGGACGCGCAGCGCGTGCTGCGAGGTCGGGTTGTTCAGCCGGAAGTCCAGCGGGCCGCGGCTGGTGATGGAGTAGGCAATGCCCCATGTCACGGTGACCGTGACGACCTGCCCGGTCTTCGGCCAGCCCCAGGAGTACGAGCGGCCGAACGGGTGATTCTTGATGGCCGGGCCCTGAACACCCTCCTGCTGCCGGAGCGCGCGCATTGTGAGGCCCACGTTGCGCCATCCGGGGAACGGGATCACAGGGCCACCTCCGTGGTGGTGCGGTGCAGGCGGATGGCGAGCGCGGCGGCGGACGCGGCCAGCTGGTCCGGCGTCATCCGCGCGAGCAGCCACAAGGTCAGGTCGACGTTGGCCTCGATCACGTCCAGGCCGTCACGCTCGGCGGCCTGGGAGAGCAGCCCGCCGATGGCGGTGGCCAGGTCGTGGTCGAGCTGGGCGCGCACGGCGGCGGGGATGTCGATCGGCTCAGCCACGGGACTCACCGCCCCGAAGCCAGCGCTGCTCGCCTGCCGGGATGTCGTTGTCCTTGCGGACCTTGCGCACCCGAGAGGGCGTGAGCCCCATGCGGTCGGCAATGTCCGGGTCGTTGACGCCACCGCGTGCGAGGGCACGGATCAGCTCGATGACGTTCTCGTTGATCGCGGCCATCACGCGCTCACCTCCCAGCGCACCGCGCCGGCGATCGCCAGGAACGCGCGCATCACCCGGCGGTGGTCGACGTCCGAGCAGGCACACGCCGGATGCACGCACACCCGGCCCTGCTCGTCCAGGCGCACATCCACACGCACCCCGTCAGCGGCGAGCCGGGTACGGACCCGCTCCAGACGCGACTCGATCGCCTCCTCGCAGGAGGCGGCAGCGTCGGCGGCGGCACGCTCGGCACCGCGCTTGGTCCGCGACCGGCCGGACGCCAGCAGCGGGCCACCGATGCCGTCGGTCACCTCCCAGTCGTAGTGCCCGAGGTGGCCGCCGGTGACGTTGTAGAAGGCGAACAGGCGGTAGGTCGGGGCGGTCATTGGTCCGCCTCCGTCCCGGGAATCCGCTCGGGCTCGGTGACGAGCCGCATCGTGCGGATGTCCTCCTCGCGGGCCGACAGCGTCAACGTCCACCGGCCGTTGATCTCCGCGCGCATGCGGACCCGGGGCGCGCCGCCCTCGACGCCAACGGTCACCGCGCCCATCGATCGCATCAGCGCCATCCCGGCGGCCGGGTAACTGACCTGGTGCGCGAGAACGCGCTCGATGTGGCCGGACATCCAGGTGATCTCGTACGTGTCGACAGGGCCGTAGTCGTAGTCGCTCACCGGGCACCCCCGAACAGTCGGCACAGACGCTCGGCGATCGACGGGCGGGCGGCCCGGTGGCAGGCCTTGTGCGTCCACCGGACCAGCAGGCCCGGCGCGAGCGGGCGGGGACGGGCGACGTACGCGGCCAGCGGTGGTAGCGCGTCCGTCTCCAGCGGCGCGTCAACGATGCCGATCGTGCGCGGGATGACGATCCGACGCTCACCGGTGACGTTCGGGCGGCGGAACGGCGGGACCAGGCGTTTGGTCGGGTAGTCGGCGAGACCGGCCGCGCCGGGCTTCGGGTCCGGCTCGGGCGAGATGAGGAAGCCGACGGTGTCCTCGATGGTGAAGCCGACGAGTCTCCCGCCGGCGTCGTAGGTGGTCATGCTCATCGGTGCTCCTGCGAAGTCGATGCGAAGAAGGTGCGAAGTTCGGTGGGGTGGCCCGGGACGCTGTGCGATCAGCGCCCCGGGCCGGTGCCGGACCCGTCCGCTAAAACAGGTCCAGCGGGGCGGCGCGGCGATGCAGAGCCGCGCCTGGGGAAGTCAGGGGGAAGCGGCCACGTGCCGGGGGATCTCGCCGAGGTGCAGGCCACCCAGACGCTTCGCGGACTCCGCGTGGCTCAGGCACACCTCGCCGACCAGCACCGTCCACACGCCCAGGTCCGGGCGGTCGAACCGCACCCGATCCGTGGCGTCAGCCGTACAGTTCTGCGCCAGCACCACCGGCGGGATGCTGTCCAGGACCTCGATCCGGTCCATGAGCAGCGCCCACGCGCACGGCGCCGTCACGACCGGAACCCGCTCACCACGTCGGTCGACAGCACCGACCGGCAGGCCGGGCAGGTCGCGTTACGGCCGGTGGTGGTCACCGTGTCCCGGAACGGGATCGCCGACCAGGGCAAACCGCACGCGGTCGGAGCACCGTGCTCGGCGAGATGAGTGACCTCCGGGACGCGGGCCGCCTCGCCCTTGTAGACGGTCATCGGGAGGCCCTGCCTGCCTGGTAGTCCTGCTCGCGGACCACACGCACCCGGTCCATCCGCCACTCGATGGCCATCTCCCGGAAGCGGGCCATCGCGACGTCACGTGGGATCGGGCCGGTAGCGAGGATCACCGGGCCACTGGGCAGCGTCCGCACCACGCGGAACAGGTCGGCGGCCATCAGCGGGCCTCGCTCACCGGCTCGCGGGCGGCCTTCTCGGCATTGAACCGGCTGTGCAAGGCAGCCTGGCCGGAGTCGATCCAATGCTGTCGCTGCTCATCGGTGATCGGCTCCAAGGAGTGCAGCCGCACCGGCAGGCCGCGCCACTCCCGGTTCGTCGAAACCAGCCACTCGGTCACCTGCGACGGGTCGGCGAGTCCCGAGTTGGGGTACGGCTGACCCACCGTGGCCGGGATGTCGACGTCGAACCGGGCCGCCCACGCGCACAGGTCGGCGGCGTTGTTGAACGTGATCTCGATGCCCTTGAAGGCGGGCATCCCGGCGTCCAGGCCGGCGGCAATCTCACCGAAGATGGCGGACTGCTCGGGTAGGTTGGGCTGAGTCATCGGACGGTTCCTCTCTTCTGGGGGTTGGTGCTGTCCGGTGCGCGCGCCGTCCGGGGGCTACCGGGCGGCGCGATCTACGTCAGCGGCCAGATGCGGCCGGGGATCAGGTGCTCGTGGTCGGCGGGCGGCAGGTCGTCCTCGACGGGCGGCGACCCGGCGCAGGTGAAGCCGGTCCGGAAGCCGACGGCGTGCACGCGGTGCGGGCCGTGCGGGTCGGGCTTGGTGCAGCGCTGGGGGTACATCAGGCGGCCGCGATTTGCTGCTCGCCGGTCAACCGCTTGAGCAGCTCAGCCAGGCCCTTCGGCAGGATGCGAACCTGCGGCGGGTCAAGAACCAGTTCGCCGGTCCTGGGGTGGTAGTGGGACGACGCCTTCTCCGTCACCCAGCCCCGGTCGACCGCGTACTGGTAGACGGTCCACCGCTGGTGGGACTCACCCCGGTAGATCCACTTCTCGCGAGCCATCACCGTGAACAGCCGGTCCCGGCCGATCGTGATCTGCGGGTGGCGGGAGAGGTTCTTCGCCGCCTCCGCGACCGACAGGTCCCCGTCGGCGCTGGCCAGGTGGCTCCATGCCTCGGCGGCTGGGGCGGCCTCGGCAAGCGCGGCGGCTTGAGCTTCGATCTGTCGGGCCTGGTCGGCGGCGAGCTGGAGCGCGTCGGCGTACGTCTGCGGAATTGCCGGGGCGACCTCGTAGCGCCCGGTCTTGCGGATCGCCGGAATGACGTCCTCAGCGATCCAGTCCTGGAATCGTTCGGCGTCCGGCAGGTTGCTCCGCATCGCGAGCCGGTAGGCGCCGGCCTCACTGATGACAGTCATCCGCTGCAGGCCGCCGGGGGTGTTGATTTCCTCAACACCCTTCATGCGGTCCGGAAGGCGGGTGATGGCGTTCCGGGCGCCGCCGCCGTAGCCGAGGATGCCGGTGATGTCGGAGGCGACGAACCATGCCTCCCCGTCGCGGGCGACGGTCCGAATGCCCGCGCCGGTGTCGGCGTAGCTGAAAACGGTCAGGTCGGTCATGACTGCACGACCGGTCCGTGCACCTGCGGGTCGTAGTCGGGGGTGGCGACGATCCGGCCCTCGGTGAGGCGCACGAAGCGCCCCTCCTTGACCCAGCGGTCGACCAGCTCCTGCGCCTCGATCCTCGCGAGGCCCTTGAGGATGCGCTCGGGCATGTGGAGGGCGAGGATCTCCACGGTGGCGTTGACGTCGACTCCGATGGCCTCGACGGCGGTCATGAAGCCGTCGCACCAGGCGCTGGTGACGTCGGGGGTGGGGATGTCGCTCATGCGGCTTTCCTTCCGGTGCGTGCCTGCGCCGAGGCGAGCTGCATCCGCGCGTAGTGGGCCTTCTTGAGCCGGACGACCGCATCGGCGAGTTCGTCGGGCGTCATCCGGCCCTCGGGGTCGGCCTTGCGCTCCCAGCTCTTCTTGCGCGCCTCGCGGGCGGGGGCGGTTGCGGCGCGGCGGTCGTCGGCCGTCATTCCGGCGAAGCGGGTGTTCGCGGCGATGGAGGCGATCAGCTTGCGCTGGCCGGGCGGCAGGTGTCCGGTGCCGGGCATCAGGCGGCCGCCTTGTCGCCGGCGGGGGCGAGGTCGTCGGGCGAGCACTCCAGCGCCGCTGCAATCTGCAACACCACGGAGGGGGATCCGCCGCGCTGCCCGCTCTCGATCTGGCTCAGGTAGCCCTTGGTGATCCGGGCCTTCGCCGCCGTCTGCGTGATGGTCATCCCGAGCGCCCGGCGACGCCTGGCGATCAGGGAGGGGTCCATCGGGAGCGGACGGCGACGCCTCTTGCGTTCGGCGTGTTCGCTCATGCCGCAAACCATAATCTTGGTTGGCACTTGTTTGCAAGAGTCAGCGCCAACCAACGCCAACTTTCTGCCAACCACCAGGCGTGACATAGATCGACATCATTCACTCATGCGAACAAGTGCAAACTTTGGCGTACTCTGGCAGCCATGCCTCACCAGGAGCTGACGCCGCTCGGCGAGTTGCTCGAGCACGCCCGCAGTAAGGTGCTGCACCTCTCCGTACGTCAGGCGGCCAAGCGCGCAGGGGTGAGCCCCACCCTCTGGACCCAGGTCGTCACCGGCAGAAGAGCGGGATCACCAAGGCCCGTGCGCACTACCGTGCGCACCGTGGTGGCGATGGCCCTGGCCGTGAACGTGGATCCGGGCGAGGCGCTCGGCATTGCCGGCATGCCCTCAGCACCCGAGGCGATCGAGGCGATCGTGTCCGAACTGCACGCGGGCATCGAGGCCGAGAGCCAGGTAGCGAGCCGGAATCTCGCCGACGAGATCGAGCGCATCGGCACGCTTCACGGCGTCACGGCAGACGAGAAAATCCGCATGGTCAACACGCTCATCAATATCCACGAGCAGCGCGCAGCGGAATCCGGAACCAGATAAGAACGTCGATACGTTCAGTACCCGTCTAGCAAAATCATCTAGATCAGCGATCACCGATCTAGCAGGTCAGAGCATCCAAGAGATCAGCGCTAAGGTTGTCCCTCCTTGTAAACGGGAGGTCGTCGGTTCGATCCCGACCGGGGGCTC